TAAAAAAACTTACTTTTTGTCTTTAGATGAAGTAAGAAATTCTTCAGATACTTTTGATGTTTTTGTTTATAGTGCTAGAGATCCAAACATCTATTCTTGGGGATATACACCTACTTATGATGAAGTATTAGAATGTGTATTGAAAACAAAACCTAAAGTTGTCATTCAATTATCTGATGAATATAAAGATGAAGATTTGGAGCACTATAATCAACTCTCAGACTATTGTGAATTGTTTTTGAGGCAGTATAATCATCAAGAGTATAGAAATAGTAAATTTAAAACTAATGTACCGAATGACAACATAGTCTATATTCCACTTGGATATTGTAATGGAACACCAGTTGATAAAATAAAGACTGTCCCCTCATCAGAAAAAAAATATAATTGGTCTTTTATAGGTAAGATTAAAGATTGGGAATTTTGTTTTTTTGATAATGTAAAGCAAAAATGGGTTTCGGTTGGTGATAGAACTGAAATGACGGAAACCTTCAAAAGTAATATTCAAGATTTCTTTTTTGCTCAGGAAGGAATTGATAAAGATGAACTAATTCGAATTTATAGTAATTCTATATTTGTTCCTTGCGGCAGGGGAAATTCTAGTTTAGATTGCTTTCGTTTATATGAAGCATCAATGTGTGGTGCTATTTCTGTTGTTGTCGGATCTTTTGGAGAAATAGAAAATACCTTTAGGTATGAAGAAAATCCACCTTGGGTATTTGCTGAATCTTGGGATGAAGCTGCAAAAATATGCAAAGATCTTTTAAATAATAAAGACCATTTGCAAGAAGTTCAAAATAATCTTTTATCCTGGTGGAATAATAGAATTGATAAGATCCAAGATAGAGTTAATAATGTTTTTTCTAATATTGAGTATAATGACTATTCATATAAATTAAAAAACTTTCCCCCAATTAATTTTATAAGTGTTGATAAATCTGAGGATAGAAGAAACCTTCTTTATGAAAAATTTGCTAATTATAATTTAACAAATATTAGACCTCATATATTTGAAGTTTATAATGACGAAGATCATCATTATATTGGAGAATCTTTTCGTGAATTAAATGGCATTGGTAGAGGTCCGACGACTTCGCACTTAAAAGCAATAAAAGATTGGTATTTTGATACTGAGGAGGAATATGCATTCTTCTGTGAAGATGATATAAGTTTTGATACTGTTAAATATTGGAACTTCACTTGGGAAGAATTTTTTAATTCTTTGCCTGAAGATTGGGGATGTGTTCAGCTTTGTTGGATTAGAGAAGGTGATATGTTTGTATTTTCTACAGGCGGTCTTAAATTGAGGCATAGATGTTGGTGTGATTGGTCGGCATGTGCTTATCTAATCAAACGATCTCATGCAAAAAAATTAATTTCCAATTATTATCGAAATGGATCTTTTAATCTTGATTTTGTTGGAAATGATTCCCACGTAAGACCAAAGTGGGCAAAAGATCCAGTAGCAGAAACTATTATTTTTTCTCCACTGGGAAATCCTAAAAATATTGATGTTAATGTGAGTGTTGTCTATGGGTTTCCACTTTTTGTAGAAGATGTTTATAATTGTGAGTCTGAGTTGCTTAAATATGATTGTGGAAATGTGTTATTTCCCCAAAGAGATTGTCATGAAATATCGCATAATACAATATTAAATTGGTGGGAAACAAAAGGAAAAAATTTAAAAGTAAAGGATATCATTGATATTTAAACTTTACATGAATAAAAAGATATGATAAGATAGTTGCGTCTAATCTACTAAGATAAAAAATATGAAATTTACAGTTTATTCTAAAGATGGATGCCCATATTGCACAAAAATCCAACAAGTATTGGAATTGACTAATTTGCAGCATGTGGTTTATAAATTAAATGTTGATTTTACTCGTGAAGAATTTTATTCTGAGTTTGGAGATGGATCTACTTTTCCCCAGATTGTTTTAAATGATACTCAGCATCTTGGTGGATGCTCAGATACAGTTCAATATTTGAAAGAACAGAATTTGATTTAATTGTGAAAGAAGAACAAGATGATAAAAAAAGAAAACTAAATAAAAATGAACCTCAGATTAATCGAGGTATTGAATTATTATTACGCAATAGGAGGAGAGAATCTACACCAAAAACGTTTCAATTGAAATTTGGTAAGATGATTTCTCTTTTTCGTAGAGAGTTTCATTTTTTTATAGAATTTCATTTCGATATTAGAAAAAAATAAACTCTCTGGAGAAAGCAAATGGAACTATCAATCATTTTGACCTTTACAATTTTATTTTGTGTAATGTTCCTTTTCATCGGTTTAATTGGTGGATGGATTTTTAAACAATATCAAGTAGAAAGAATTTACGGTATTCGCAATATTCATCCAGAATTTCTTGATAACAATGGAAATATAATACCTGATGAAGTATTAGCTGTTCGTTTTGAAGAGGGATTTTTTGATGGTGAAGAATATGATGATGAAGATGATGAAAATGAAGAAGATTAATAAATAACCAAAATAACTATATTAAACTGATTTGCATTAAAAATTATGACAGCAACTAAAACAAAACCTAAAACATTGATTGAAAATTTACCTACAAATCCTTTTATTTTTGAAATTTTAAATTTAGTTTCAAAACAAAGAACAAACGGTAAAAAAATAGAATTTCTTCGAAAATATGAAGATCCTTCACTTAAAACAATTTTAATTTGGAACTTTGATGAGTCTATAATTTCTTTACTTCCAGAGGGCGATGTTCCTTATGCAAGTACAGGAGAGCAGACTTCTTATAGTGGAACATTAAGTGGAAAAATTGAAGATGCAGTTTCTAAAATGGAAGAAATGAATTCAACTTCTCTTGGATCTATGGACCAAGGTAAATCTTCAATTAGAAAAGAATATACTATGTTTTATAATTTCGTAAAAGGTGGCAATGATGGATTAAGTTCTCTTCGCAGAGAAACTATGTTTATCAATATTCTTCAGGGTCTTCATCCACTTGAAGCGGAAATTGTTTGTCTTGTAAAAGATAAAAAACTTCAAAATAAATACAAAATTACTAAAGAAATTGTTAGTGAGGCATATCCCGATATTCAATGGGGTGGTCGTTCATGAATGTGCTTTTAAAGGAGAAATCGAAAATGGCAGAAAAAAATCAAACCAATAAAATTCTGCCTAGTGAATATGGATGTGAAATTCTTCTTGAAAAGACCACTCTTGATAAAACAAAAGATTCTTCATTTCCAAGTGACGCATATTTAATTTGGTATAAAGTGGATGAAGAAATTCACATCGATCTTGTAAGAGGATCTAGGGTCCGTATTTTTGATATGTATTATGATAAGTATGGATTGGGGTCTGTTCAAAAAATTGATTTTGGATATGGAAGAACAAATCCAAAATTATGGAAATATCAAAAACCAGAAAAGAAAAAAAAGAAATGAATAAAGGATTTAATAATGATCTTGAAGTCGAATTTGAACTTCCTAAACAAGATTTAAATAAACTTTTAAAACAATATAAAAAAGTAAAAAAATATCAAAAATCATCTCTGTTTGCTATTAAATCAATGGATGGTACTGAAGAGATTGTGAGTTCATTGATTAAGGAAGCGGAGGATAATCCACTGTAAATGGGTAAGCATTATCTACTTAACTTGTATGGATGCTCGTTTGTTCTTTTGGATGACGAGCGTTGTCTTATTGACCTTTTAGAAAACGCAGCGGTTGCAAGTGGTGCTACTGTGATTCAGACTATCTCAAAGAAGTTTGAACCACAGGGAGTCACTGTAATTTGTCTGTTGTCGGAAAGTCATATCAGTATTCATACTTGGCCGGAGGAAGGTAAAGCAGCAGTGGATGTCTATACCTGTGGTGATTGCAATCCAAAGATTGGATGTGATATTATTATTCAGCAACTTTATGCTCAAAATCATACGTTAAGTTATATTGAGCGATAACTAAATACACTATACCTGGAGAAGACTATGCTCTCTACTCAATACCGTCTTCGCCTTGAAGCAATCTGTGAGCGAATTGTAAAGGGCGAATCTGTAGAGTTAAATGAAATGATATGGGTGGAAAAGTTAGCAAAAGCAAATCGTTCTGCCTCAACTATTCTAAGACAAGCAAGACGCCGTGCCGCTAATCCAGATATGCAGGAAGGTGGTATGGATGATTTTCTAAATCAATTAGATTTAGGCGATCCAGATCCATCAAATCATAGAACGGGATTTAATGGTGTAGATGATATTATTGACTTCTTTAGTCAAGATAAACCAGATGACTGGCGTACTAGAGATTAACTTGGTATAATATTTTACAATTTTATTTGCATAACTATACTAACAGGTCTATAATGACCTTACGTTCATCGCATTATGCGACGGAAGTAAGCCGACGCGGAACGGATCGTTCATTCGCTATTCGCAAATAGCGAACGCAAACGCCGACTGAAGGAACGCTCT